CTCTGAAGCTTTTTATATACTCTCTTTTTAGTTGATATTCATATCTAATATTTTCTCCTCCATACTCTGATATTTTAGTTTCTTGATTCTCTGGTGTCCATAAGGATTCTTCTGTCTCAGGATTCTTTTCTAGATTTAATATATGTCTTTTAAAGTTATGTGTAAGAAATATACATTCAGACAAAACTTGATCTTTATAGTCAACGTGACGGTTTACCATATCAAACAGCTTTTCATAGTCATCTAACCAACCATCATATACTATAATAGGACTGTAATTAATATGAACATCATATCCTGCATCTATAAATGAATTGATGGCATGTATCCTATCAATGATCTTAGATGTATAAGGTTCATGTATGTCTGCCATTTTTTGTGGCATTAAACTAAATCTAATCCTTATTTTACCTTTTGGATTAAATGATAGAAGCTTATAGTTAACATACTTAGTTGCAAATGAACCCATAGCAATGGGATGATCTTTAAAGAATTCAAAAGTTCTTTCCCAATCATGGTGTTTAGCATGCAATGCAAAATCTTCATTACAACTGATGTCATATGTAGTGAATTCAGCATGTGTTTGATTAGGCTTATCTACAGGAGTAAAATATGCATGATTATTTATAGCTGTTAGTATGTCACCTGTATTAGTAGCTACATTTAAACCTGAAGGTTTATGCCGTTTCATATAACAATAAGAACAATTGTATAAACAACCGTGACCAAAACTAGGAGAAATAAAATCAGTGCTTCTTCCAGATGGTCTAATTTTAAATGACTTTCTTACTACTTCTTTTATCATTTTAAATTACCTCCACAATTCATACAGAGTTTACCACTTGTTGTTGGTTTGGGGTTACCACAGTCACATTTATATTCTTTATTCATTTCTTAGTAATTTATCTGTTAAATAAGGTAATAACCATTTGTTATCTATAAATACTTGAGTTAGACTATTAGTTAAATTATTTATAACTAATTCTTCATCTTTACTTCTTTCTAATGGTTGACCTGTTGAACTTAATGAACCTACCCATACAGATGCGTGTAATATTTCATGTATTAAAGTATTTACTTCATCTATATCTGATAAATTAGGTTGAATTTCAATTTTATTTTCTCTAGGTAAATATTGACCATAATTATCAGTCATATTATCTTTAGTAAATTGACCTAATTGTTCCTTTATAGTTATTTTACAATAACCAACCTTTATTATCTTATTATCTATACTCATTTTATTTTTGTTTTAATTTTTTAAGTATTAAATCTCTTAATTGTTTTCTTACAATAGAATTAAAGATCCATCTATCTAACATTTCATCTATTTCTTTCATATTATTTGTTTTAAAAACAAAAAAAGGGACACTAGGTCCCTTTTCTTTAGATTAAATATAAGTTTATTTATCTGAATGTATAATCTTCATTCCTGCAGCTTCCATTAAAGGATCTCCTCCATTTGGACCTAACATATTAGGTGGGATTTGATTTTCTAATTCTTTATTAAGAAGTGTAGTATAATCATAAGAATCTGCATTTAAACAAAATGCATTTATGAATGTATCTATTTCAGATTTATCAGAAATATAATATTCTGCATAAGTTTCAATTAATCTTCTTTCTTCTCTGAAATCTTTTCCACCTTCACGTTTTCCTATTTTTAACTTCTGTGTATCACCATTATCATCAAGCTTTGGTAGCATATGATATGATTGTTTAGAATGTTTTGAGATCACTGCAAGTATTTTACTGCTTGGATCAAAGATAGCTTCCATATAAGGACAATCTTTATTAACTGGGATAGCTTTAAATGATACATGTGGACCCCAATTTGATGTAATTAACATCATGCTTTTCTCTATGTTTAGAGATGGTTTTACTTTTTTTGCCATAATTAAATTTAATTTGTTAACGCTGCAAAGATATAAATTTTTCTTTAAGAAGTTCTAATTCAGTAGATTTATATTTAAAATCTTCTTTATCTAGGTTTGGTAAATCACATAATTCATGTACATCTTGTATCATTTCTATGTTTACATTTAACAATTCTGCATAATCTTCATGCCAATAGGTAGGATGTAAATAACTTTCTACATACTCTGCAATTGTACCATGTTCACCAAAGAAATCTGCTATTATTTCTTTTGTTTTTTTAGATATTTTAGAATATTCTCCTTTTATTAATTTATTAATATCATTTTTATATCTTGATAAGTCAAAGACAATTGCTTTTTTATTTCTATTTTCTAAATCTATTGTATATTTAAATTTTTTATTATGTCTAATGTATTGATCTTCAAATATTTGATACTTATTTAATAGTTTATCATCAACTTCATATACACATATTAAATGATTGTCTTCTATCCCGTGGATACCATTCCAACTCATATAAGTTTCAGAAGGAACAAACCTCACCCCCTTCTTTATACCTAGAAGAGGGTAGAGGAAGACCTTACTTTTTTGAAAATAATCTTTATATAAGTTATTCAAATCTTTAGAATTAGTTATACTTACTTCAATAAACACAGATTATAAGATAACTTTACCATGTAAAAACTCATATGGTAATTCATATTTACATTCTGTATAATGAAAGTTAAGCATTTTTAATACTTTATGCAAATTATCTATCCATAGTTTTAATGTTGCTTGACTTACATCAAATGCATATGTTTGATCATATTTATCTATGACGACAAACTTAAATAAAATTTTATAACTTTGAGGAACTTGTTCAGTATTTTTTGAAACTAATGTTGAATATACTGCAGCCTGTAACCAATACTTATAGAAATCTAAAGATTCATGGAAATCACTAATTGTTTTACCTGATGTTTTTACATCAATAATAGTTATTTCTGCTTTATCATGATCTATAACATATCTATCAACAAAACCTTTAAGTCCAAATTTATAATCTTTTAATTCACAGCTTAAATACTTCTCATTATGTATTTCTAGATTATCCATTTCAAAATCAGTTACTCCATGAGAGAATAAAGGCATTATATCTTTATTCTCTTTTATGATGTCAACTCTCTCAATTGCTTTTGCTAACATATCATTATCTATTACAGTCTTACCTTCTTCAAGTAAAAAATGAAAATACTGAGCATTTTCAGGTGTTTGTATTTTATCTAATCTTTTTGAATCATCTTTAAAAGATTGATATAAGTTATGATCTTTTAGTATTTCTAATATTTCATCATCTAACTCAGACATATTAGGGTTATTATACTTTTTAAGGTCATTTAAGATCTTACGAACACTATCTGAAGGTACTTTCCCAGGAACAATAGAAAATTCATCATGAAGCTTCTCAGGCTGTAATAACATCAAGTGAAGTAATGAACCTTCAATTAAATGCTTATCCATTCTTACTTCTTTTTCCTTTAGGATATATTCTTTATAAAAGATTCTAGGACAAAATAATAGTCTATTCATTGAAGAATAACTAAAATCAAATTTAGAATCCATAAACTCTTTTTCTTTTTGTTTATCTATTCTCATAATTAAAAAGGTAATATATTCATATTTACTAATTGATTTTCTTCTTTTATAACTTCTCCAAGGTTTTTATCAATACATTTTTTAGCATATTCTTCTTTTAGTTTTAAATTAGATCTAGTTAATTCAAATACACAATTTGCATCTATTCCAAAACTTTGTTTAATTACATGATCATATACAGTATCTAATATAGCTGTCATAACATAAACAGTTAATCCACCTTCTTTAATTAATTGCTCTATGAATTGATTATAGGGTGACACATGACTTCTAGAGTATTGTAAAGCATATTTTTCAAATCTAGTTCTAATACTTTTAAAGTTAACATGATTCCATGCATTAACCTCTTTAAATTTTTCTTCAAATCTAAAGAATAACAATGCTAAAAAACCTTTTGATTCTTCTACATTACAATTTGCCATAATTTCCATAGCTAATATGTAATTCTCCTTATCATTTCCCTTTAACATTGCAACTATACCATCATATGATTTTGTATCAATAATTAAAGAATCTTCTGTAGCAAGTTTATTTATAAAAACATCTGTAACAATAATATTTTTATTATTTAACATAAAATCCCAATCTTTTTTATTAGCTATAGGACAATAAGTTTGATAACCTCTACTTTTTTCAATCTGGTCATCAATTCTGCTATAGAAGGCACTTAAATTATTTTTTCCATTATGATAGTAACGATTTCTAATTACTAAAACACATTCTTCAGCTTCTAATTCTTCAATCAATTGATTTTCTATATCTAAAGGCATACCATTTTTACCAGTATGAGCTTTAAGTGATGCTATAAAACTTGAAGAACTATATAATGCATCCCACATAGTATCTGTCAAACTACTTAAATAATTACTACTAGTTATAATCCAACTAGCTTTTTTTATATCTCTAATAGTTCTGGTTTCATATTTTTCATTAACAACATTCATTTTTTCTCTAGGTAAAGATAATTTAGATGTTCTATAAAAAGTTTCACCTTTATTTATTGCAGGAGTATTTAATTCTGCAGCTTTTTCTATATTATCTCTATCTGTTACATATGTTTCTCTCCATTGATCAGAACTTCCTAAATGATAGCCTTTTGTGTTTAAGACAAAGCTTTCTATTTTAGTTTCATCTCCATTCTCTCTCAAATCAAGTGTTTTTATTTTTTCCATATTATTTGTTTTTTTGTTTTAAATATTTTCTGTATTCAGGCTTAAGTTCAACTCTAAAGGTATATAGATCTCTATTCTCAATCCTTATTTCTTTTCTAACAATATTTTCTAGATACCTAAAAGATATTTTATCAAGAATTTCTAATTTTTCTAGATGCTGTACCATACCTAATGCATCTCTATGATAATGATCTTCAAATCCAGAGACTCCTAACCAAAATTGAACATCTTTATTTCTATTATAATTATATATATTAGATCCAATTTCTTGTGCCAATTGCCATTGTAAATGATAATTTTTTCTATAATCTATAGTTGGTAATATAGCAGCAATCATGTTTCTATCCTCATCACTATAACTTCCTGATAAAGCTTTTAAATCATTTAATAGTTGTTTATCCAATGTAACTTTATTTGCAGATTGATTCATTACTTTTTCAACATCCCAAACTTCAGCTATACCTTGTTCAACATTATATGCACAATTTATTGCCATTCCAGATAAAAGCCATGCATCTACTGGCATGGAATGATATTCATGTCTATTTTTATTATGCCAATCTTCAGTTTTAGCACAAAGAATAAGCCTTGCAAATTCACCACCTTTCATATTATCAGGATTTTCAGTAAAATTAGTTATTATACTATTACCTTCTTCTGTTGCATCAAAATTCCATAATTGAGGAAATAAACATCTTGAACTAATAGCTTCTCCATTTTGAAAATCATTATCTAAATTATGATGAGTTAAATATAAATCTGCTTGCTCATAATCATTTGTTAAAGTAATTTTATGTTCCTTTAGTGCAGCTTTAATTCTATCTTGAGATATAGTTGCATTAGGAAACAAGAAAGCTTTTTTTAATTTATCTAGATCTGGAGCTAAAGTATCATCAGAGTTATCTGTTAATATTCCTTTTAGTTTTCTAGATGTATATTCACTTTCATCTACATAAACTTTTTCTATAGTGCCATTTACCGCACTGACCATGATCCCATAAGGATCACAGTCAATGGAGAAATGATCAATTGCATCTTGTAATGCTGGTTGATGTACATTTTTTGTTGCCATTATTTTACTGTCATTTTCATGATTTCTGCATTCATCATAAGTTTATTGAATTTTTGCTTATTACCATTAAAAATTGTTCTAATAACTAAATACTTAAGATCATCAGTAAAGTATTTTTTAGTACATAATGCTATTATTCTATCAGTAATTTTTTGTGTAACAGTTTTTTCTTTAGAATAAACTACAGCATAGTTAGCTAATCTTGTTGCTAATGTGCTAGCAATATCTGCACGATATTCATCATCTTTACCAATGCAGCTACCTAATTCACCAAGAATATATTGCTCATTATCATGAGTTAATAAATCTTTTGGAGTTACCAACCTATCAAGTTTATTATTAATGAATGTAGTAAACATAGATGCAAATTCATCTCCTACACTACCTTCACCAATCATTTGGATTAATGGTAAATCATTCATAAAATCTTCTATACTAGAAATAGCATTAAAGAATGTTGTAATAGATCTTGCATTAGTTTCTTGCGTTACTAGCTCAGGGTGCATTAATAAGAAATTAATACATCTTGTATCTATACCTTCTGATTCTGCCCAACGTGCCCATACATCCACATCAAACTTTAAATTAGCTGTAATATATCTAGTCTTTTGTGCTGAGTCAACACTATTTACCATATAATCTCCATTATCAGGATTTGATGTTAAAATAATGTGCCAATCTTTTGGAAGAGACCAAGAAATATAAGTTTGTCTATCTACTAATTCCATTACAGCTTGAATAAATCTCATATCTGCACGGTTCCAGTCATCAAGAAGAAGAATACCACCTTCTTTTGCATCTGCAATCCATTCAGGAGCACAATAAGACATTCTATTTTTTCCTGTTACTTTCCAACCTTGTCTCATATATTCTTCTACAGCAAGTTCATCAACCCATTGTCCAACTTTTTTAGTTGTAGCTAATTCTGCTACATTAGCTGAGGCTGCTGCTCTTTGTGCTGCTGTATAATTAAGATCATCAATTTTTTTTGCTACTTGTTTCTCTTTATACATTTGAAATTGTCTTACAGGAAATCCTACTAGATCTCCTAATTCTTCTATCTGAGCAAGATTAAGTTTTACAAATTTTAATTTATTTTCTTGAGCAAGTTGTATTACTGCTGTTGTTTTACCAATACCTGATTCTCCAACTATTTCTATTGCAACTGGTTTTTTACCTCCTTCTTGTAGGAATCTATTGTTTTTAATAACATGGTTTGTGAAGTCTTTTACTTCATCAATGTTTAAATTTACTTGTGCCATTTTCTTTTTTTTTTATTTAGTTAAGTTGAATTCTTTGTCCTGGTAAATCCTGATTTATCTGACATCTTGTACTATGTACCCATAACGCATTCCTTGGGCAATCTTCTGGTGGATAACATTCACCGTCTGTTAAATATATTAAAGCAGTATATTTTCCTACTTCATTATAATGATCTATTACAGGTTGGAATTCTGTACCTCCCCTACCTTTAATTTCCCAATCTTTCTTAGGATTAAAGTCTTCTATAGAATTTATTTGTGTATCACATTGTGCTACGGTAATCTTATGACCTGTTTTATGCATATGAACTAACTCATTCATAAATTCTTTAAGTTCATCATTAGATACAGATCCTGATGTGTCAACACCAACAAGTATATGATTTTTGAATTTAATCTTAATACCTGGATTAGCTGCATAACGTTTGTTATACTTACGTCTCAGCTTTTTAGTATAAGAGATACTAGAATTACCAATAAATCTCTTTAAATAACCTTTCCAATCAAAAGATGGTGGTTCAATATGTGTTAACCTATGAATAAGATCAGCAAGTTCACCAGGGATAGTACCTCTTCTTTTCTCAGTTTGTTCAGCAGTTTGTTTTATTTGATGTTCTATTTGTTTTTCAACTAATTTTTTATCTGCTTCAGATAAATCATCAAATTCTTTCCAAGTTTTATGATCATATGGACTATCACCGTCCATTTTTTGTAATACACTATTTAATGCTTCACAATTACCATCCTCACAAGCTTGATCTAATAGGTCATAGTATACTTTGGTACCTGCTCTTGTAGGAAGTTTTAAATCTGCAAATGTTTCTAGAGTTAAGCCTCCTTCTGGAAGATAATCAGAATCTATATATTGATTTATCTCAATGTCTGCAGCTATATTAAATAATTTAAAATTTTCAAATCTATCTTTCATTACCATATGCCCAAAGGATACATGTAATAACTCATGTTTTAACAATCCTATTTGGTGTTTATCAGGTAAATTCATAAAAAATTCTGCATTTATTGCTAATTGAATACCTATTCCTTTTGGACTAACACCTGCTGTAGGTAAATCCTTTCTAAAGACTTTATTAAGTCCAATCAAAAAGAGCCCATAAAAGGGCTCTGATAATATTAATGTTTTGCTTGCTCTTGCAAGCTTATCTTGTACAATTTGGTTACTCATAATTTAATTTTATTTTAAATTCTTTTATAATTCCATCTAGTTCTTCATAAGTAAAAAGATTTTCTACTAATGAATGTATTGCTTCTTCTATTAATCTTTTTTCTAATTTCATTGAGTCATCCATATTACGTTTTAATATTGGATATAATTCTCTCCATTCAAATTGATCACTAGAACAACAGAAACGAGCTATGTGAAATTTTTTCATTAGTATTTCTCTTCCATGATGATATAATGATTTTGCTAGTATTGTCATTAATACAGTACTATTATCCATATTAGATAATGTTTCTAATGCAAGTGAATTATCTTCTTCATCATCACTGGTCAACATTCTTCTTATATTATGGAATTCTTCATAATTTAACTTCATTTTAATTTATACGGTTTATTAAATTCCATTCCATCAGGGACTGACATTTTAATAGATCCTTTCTTTTTATTCTTAGATTCATATTTTTGTTCTATTCTTATTAATACTCCTGGATTCTCTTTGTCATATTCATAATCTTCTAAGACTGGGATAATAAATGTTGCATTATCATCTTCAATCCATCCATGTTTAGTCATTTCATCCTGCACTGTTTGTAAAGGATTAATATGATCAAACTTATGGCGTGACCCTCTTATAAATTTAAAAGAAACATATACTGGTGTTTCATATTTAGCAAATTCTTGTGCAAAAGAAGCTGCATGCTTCTTATAGATACTATCTGTATCTTTTCTATACTTCATAGTAGTTTTACTAGCTATAAAAAATTTTCCTGTCCAACGTCTACTATTTTTTGAACTTGGAACATTACCTGGAATAAACCATGATGAAAAAGAGCCTGTATTCATAATTTTAATGTTTTGGATAATAATGGTCTTAAAAATCCTCTAATTTCATCTATACCATGTATTTTCACTGCATCAGATAAATCTTTTTCTTTCTTTAAACAGGTCCCATGAATTTTATAGTGTAGTAAATAATTATTTATTGCAGCATGTCCTGCTTGATCATTATCAAATAAAGTAATAATCTTTTTAAATTTACTTTTAAGATTATTTATTACATAGGGTTTAATCCTTGTATTTTCACTGTCTGGTGCAATTACTTCAACATTAAAGTTAAACTGTCTTAAGCACATTGCATCCTTTAAAGATGAACATATTATAAGATTAGGTTTAATGTACTTAAGTTGATCTAAACCTTGTGTATGAGGTCTTACCTTAATAAATTTATAGTTTTTCTGAGAGGGTTGGTATATTTTATAGATTAGATCATCCTTATCAAAATAACCATACATCTGTTTGTTTCTTATAATAATTTTATCAAAAGAGTTATTCTCTTCTTTAATCATATTATAATACTCAATTGGATATACATTAAACTCTTTAAGTATTGATGCACCTATATTAAAGGATAACCAAAAATCAATATCTTCTTGATACCATCCTCTTTTTTTTACAAAATCAACTTTGTATTTTGCAGCTGGAGTACATTCTAATCTATCATGCTCTCCGTGCTTAAGGATGTATTTATTATAATCCTCAATTATACGAAATAATGCTTGTGAATAATTTAATTTAAAAATCTTTTGAACTAAATCTATTCCACTACCCTGGGTCCCTGAACTAAAGTCTTTAAATTTATATTGCCCTGTAGGACTAAAGTATATAAACATACTTGGTGTTCTCTCACTGGGATTAAAAATAGATTTTACTTGTAAGTCCTGCCCAAATAATCTTTCTGGTAGTTCTAAATAGAATTCAAATATCCAAGCTGTATCAATTTCTTTTTGATCTGATATAAAATTCTTTGTACTTATCATAATAATAATAGTTTAGGGCTGAGAGTTGGCACCGCAAGTGGTATTCTTTCTCAATTAAGCTGGTATTTGCCTCGTCAGGACTTAAGCCATTCAACACCCTTCACTATTAATTTAAATATTATAATTCAAAGTCTCCTGCTGTTGACCCATTTGTTTTTGGTTCAAAAGAAGTAGTTTCTTGTTTCTTTGCTACTGGTCTAACATGTAGAGATGTATCAAATGTTACTAATCTTGAATTTTCTATATCAAGTTTTTCTAATCCAGCACCATCTTTAGAAATCCTAGGAATGTAAAGATCATTATTTACATAACCTTCTTTATTTTCCCATTCTCTAGATGCTAAACAACTATTCATCCATGCAGAACCTTTTTCTTGATTAGTAAACAATGAAGCACATTGAGTCATAAAATCTTGAATTGTTTCTGCTTCAATAGAATCTAAATCATCTCTCATATTAAGAACTTCACCAAGAAATATCATTGATTTAAGAATTTCTTGATCTTTACTAATTTCTCTACCACTAGGTAATGTAGCATTTTTATATGGAAATGGACTCATTCTAATCCTTCCTACTTGACCATCATATCTTCCTAATGATTCATTATTTTGGTCTCTTAAGAAACCTTCAAAATCACCTCCTAATGGTCTACCTTCTACATGTAGCATAATATTATGCGCTTCAGAATCATATGGTGTTAAATCATATGTAATTCTATTAATTTTAATTTCATGATTTCCTGGTCCAAGAACTGGTCTTGCTTTTCCTGATCCTGCTTGTAATCCTTTTGTGTTTAACATAATTTTTGTTTTTAATTCACTATTCATTTTTAATTATTTTAAGATTCATACTCTGCTATACAGTTCTTTACTAACTGTAGGTCATTATTTATAAAGGACTCTTTAAACATGTCCATTGGAGATTTACATGTGTTCTCTCCATTGTTTTCTGTATCAAATCCATATTCTAGACCATCCTCAGTTTTCTTTACTCTACCAAATAATACTGTGGAGAATAATCCTTCCAAAGTTAATACATTATCTATCATTTTACCTATAGTTTTTGCTTTAACTTTTCTGTGTCCATTAACATCTGTTGTTTCCTCTGAATGAGTTAAGAAAAATATAGTTAAGTCTTCTCTCATGTCTTTAGGCATTTTAGCAACCTGTGCTAGGTTAGCTGCAATCTGAGTAAATTTATCATATCCTTTTTCATTAGCTCTATCAAAGTATTCAAAACTAGACATATATTGCCAATCATCAACAACAAGTGTGGTTATATGTGGCATTTTATCATTAACATGTTGCATTGCTTTAATTATACCTGGTGCTGTAGATGCTGATGTCATATTACCTTTAGGATTATCCTTAGATATATTACTATAGTCTTTCTTCCAACCTTTAAACGGTAGAGGCTTGTTTGCTATGTTAATTATAAATGTTTCTTTAGGATCTAATGTCCTAATTGATGTAGACTTTCCAGTCCCTGAGTCAGCTATGACTAATACGCTTTGTGCCATTCTATTTTAATTTTTGATTAATACTTAGTAATGCTTTTTCTATTCCTTTTAATACATCCACTATATCTCTATCAGTTTCTGGGTCACCAATTGGTTCATATGCACTAACATGTAAATCTTTTATACTTCCTCTGTCAGTTACATCATTTATTACTTTTAATTCAGATGCTGGAACAATGTGTCTTTGAAATCCTGAATTACTTGTAACTAATTCATATTCTTCTTTCCAATTTGGGTTATTCTTTAATAGATATAGTGTTCTCTTAGGATCTTCTGAGTTATATTCTATACTTACAAATTCTGTATAGATGTCTTCATTCTTTTCTAATTCACTAGGAAAAAATGATATATGTAAATCATCTTTACCTGTTGGCCTGTATGCCATCTTTGGTATATATAGTTGATCAAATCCAGATCTTGTTTTATCAAAATAAGGTTGATGCTCTTCTTTAAGTTTTGCAACTTTTGCTTTACGTTCTTCTGGAGTCATATTATTTTCTTTGTTGTTGTGGAGGTGTGTCCATCTCCTGGATTTCCATTCTCTCAAATGCAGCTCTAAAGAAACTCATTCTTGCGTCTCCATTTCTTGCTTTAAGAAAGTGTAATATTAATGTTTTTTCATCTTCTATTATATATCTGTCTGGACCATAAAATCTAATCTTTTGTTTTGCTGGCCTATTTAATCCTATAAGAGTATCAGCATGCTGTAACATTGCATCTGAACCAAATATATCTGATTCAAGTACATAGTTACCATACTTACCATCTATTGCTCTATCTGGACTATCTATGTTCCTATTAAGTTGAGATAAACATATAAACATACAAGGATAGTCACGTTTTGCTTGTGTAAAGAATTCTCCTAATTCAAATAACATATCTAATCTATTATTTTGATAGGGTGCTCTCTTAACAAGAATACTATGATCTAATGTAACAATAGTTTTTTGACCTTTATGTTCTTCCATATATGCATCTAATTGTTCTCTCATTTGATTTACAGTCATTGGTGTTGATATAATATCCACAGGATTTTTAATTCTTCCTTTAGCATATTCATGACAAGTATTAAATGTGCTATCAGTTAGAATAGTACCTGCACTACATAATTCTTTATATGTTTTACCTGTTAAAGAACTAAACTCTCTTATTGCTGAGGTTCTACCAACCATTTCAAATTGGAATTCTAATACACGAAAGTTTTCTGATGGATTATGAATAAATGATTCTCTAATAATTTGATCCTTTATTAATGTTTTACCACTACCAGGCCTCCCGCCAATTACTGTAAGTGTATTCCATTCTAATCCGTCTGTTATAGCATCATTAAATTTTGGCCATGGAGTCTGTATGGATTTTTCCTTACCACTCTGCCTATCAAGCATATATTTAAGTGCTTCATTAAATGCTGTATATTGTCCTTTCCATGCTTTCATACCACTTTCTCTTTAAAATGTTCTGTGTCATCATCAGTTCCTTCTCTAATCATGTCACAATAATCAGCAAGTTCAGATACTTTTTCTTTTGTTTGTAAGGTTTTGACTATATAATATTGACTAGTTTTCATATACATATAATTATTATCTTCATATTCATTTAAATATCTACGTGTTGCTTTATATACTTCTTCCCAAGTGTAATCATACTC